CCGCGCGCGCCGCCGCGCTCGACGCGCTGGTGGCGGCGCTGGCGGCGGCGGTGCTTGCCGATGCGCCGCTCGCGGCGCTGGCCGACCATGTCCGCGTCCATCCGCTGCGCGACCGCGCCGACATCGGCCAGCCTGGCGCCGCCGCAATCCGCACCGCCACCCTGCCGGTAGAGCTGCTCTACGAGACCGGCGTCAACCCTCTGGAGGCCTGACCCATGGCGATCGCCTATGGACGCGACCCAAGCGCCGCGCTGCTGATGCGCGGCCAGTCCGATTTCGCCACGCAGGCGACCGGCAATTTCGTGCAGCTGCCGGGCTACAGCTACACCGGCGGCTCGCGCCGCCCCGTCGAGGGCGAGACGCTGCTGGCGCAAGGCCGTAACCCCGGCGAGGCGCTGCTCGGGTTCGAGAGCTGGGACGGCGAGTGGGTCGCGCCGGTGCGCGCGCGTACCTTCGGCTGGCATCTGCGCCAGCTGCTGGGCGCGCCGGTGACCACGGGCGCCGGACCCTACACCCACGTATTCACGCCCGGCGCCATCAGCCACGCCACCGTGGGGCGCGGCGCTGGCGCCACGCATTTTGCCGACATCGGCGTGACCTGGAACACCATGCGCCTCCAGCTGGCGCGCAGCAGCGAGACGCAGCGCGCCACCTTCGGCCTGATTGGTCAGCGTGAGGCAAAGCTGTTGGCGTCAGTAGATCCGACGCCGGTTGTCACCGCCTCCGCCGACGACCTGAGGTTTTTCGCGTATGACGCGGGGCTCACGCTCGGCGGCGCGACTGTGGCCGATATTGTCGATCTTGACATGACCGTGAGCAACGGCCGCACGCTCGACGAGCAGGCGATCAGCGGCGACCCGTGGCCGCTGGCGGTGCTTGAGGGCGATTTCGAGGTGACCGGTTCGGCGACGTTTCGTTTCGACGGCGCGGCGCGATATGACGCGGCGCGCGCGGCGACCGAACTCAAGATGGTCGTCGCCTGGGCAAACGGCGCCAACAGTCTGGCGATCGAGATCGACAAGGTGGTGTTCTCGGCTGATGCGCCGCGTCTGACCGGCGCGGGTGTGCTGCAGTTGTCGCTGCCGTGGCGCGCCACCAGGCCCACAGATGGTCAGCCGCCGCTGAAGGCGACGCTGATCAACGCGCTCGCCAGCTACGCAGACCCGGCATGAGTGGCGGGATGATCCGGCTCGCGCCGCGGCTTGCGTCGTGCTCGGTCGAGATCGGTCAGGGCCTGCGGCTGGACCTCGACGCAGTGTCGCCGGCCGCGTGGCGCGCCTGCGTGCGCTGGGCCTCCCTGCGCCTCCTGGGCCGCGACGACGACATCGCCACCCGGGTTTCGGTGATGTTCGACGCGGCATGGGTGCATTTCGTGGTCGGCTGGTCTGCGGGGGACGCCGCCGACGGCGCGCCGCTGCCGCCGAGCCTGGCGATGCGCGACGCCCTGATTGCGCAGGCGCCGCATCTGGACGCGCCGATGCGCGCCGCGCTGGACGAACACCTGGCCGCCGCCGTGCTGGCGGAGCAGGAGGGAAACGTCTCGCCGCCCTCGCCAAGTGGCGCGCCGGGGGCGGCCGCAAATTCTGCGCCGACTGCGCTTATGTCGCCCGGCGCGGCGGCGCCTGCTGCGCCCGCTGGGGCGGGGCCGAACCCTGCCCCGAAGACGCTGACCCAGTGACGACCGTGGAGGCGGCGCGCTTCGCCGCCGCCGTGCTTGATTTTCCCGAGCCGTGGCGGTTCGGGCCGGTGACCATGATCGCCGCGCCGATGGGCGCCGTCCCGCTGCCGCCGCAGCCGGTGGGGCTGGACGTGGCGCGGGTGGCGTCGGCGGCGCAGGCGGCGGGGGTGCCGCGCGCGCTGGCGCGTGAGTGGGCGGCGCAAGTCGAGGTGGCGGCGCTGGCCGCATGGTCTGAAAGGATGGCGGAGCATGGCGACCAGGCGTGACGTGCGCATCCGCTATTCCGCCGAGGGCGGGCGCGAGGTCGAGGATCAGGCGCGCCGCATCGGCGACGCGGGAGACCGTCACCTCAAGCGCGTCGCGGCCGCCACCGCTCCCGTCAACCGGGGGCTGCTCGCGGTGGATACGGCGGCGCGACAGGCGCGTGGCGGGCTGGAGAGCATGGCGTCGAGCCTTGGGCCGCTGGGCCGCTTCGCCGTTACGCTGGGGCCAGTCGGTCTGGCTGTTGGCGCCGTCGCAGGCGGGTTTCTCGCGCTGTCGCGCGCCAGCGCGGGCGCATCCGCCGAGATCGCGGCTGTTGGCGACGCGGCCGACCGTCTGCAGATCGACCCGGGTTTGTTCGAGCGGCTCGGCGCGGCGCTGACCATCTCGGGTCAGAGCGACCGAGGGCTGGAGCCTGCGCTGCGGACGCTGCAGAACCGTCTGGGCGAGGCGCAGAACGGCGCCAAAGAGGCGCAGAGCGTTTTCGCGGCGCTGGGCGTCACGCTGGGTGGCGATCTCGCGACGACGTTTGAGCAGCTTGCCGACGGGTTCGCAGGGATCGAGGACCCGGCGCAGCGCGCGGCGGCGGCGCAACGGATTTTTGGCGAGCAAGGTGGCGCCCTGCTCAGCATCCTTGCCCAGGGTGGCGACGGCTTTCGCGCGCTGACCAGCGAAGCAGAAAAACTCGGCCATTTGTATGGCGGCGATCTGATCCGCGACAGCCAGCGGATCACAGCGGAGTTTGCGGCGCAGGACAGGCTAATCACGACGCGGCTCAATCAGGGCCTTTCCGGGTTCACCGGCTTGTGGCTCGGGCTGAAAAGCGCGCTGGCCGACGTAGCGCTGAATCTGGCCGGGGTGCTCGATCGCTTTCGCGACATCGACAGCAAGTCGTTGCGCTCGCTTAACGGCGAATTGTCGGAAACGGTCGAAAAGCTGCGGGTGACGCAGGACCTTCTCGCCACGCGCGCGGGTGCTGGCGATACGTCGAGCACCCGTTTCGGGGGCTTGCAATCGCAGGAGGCGGCGCTCACCGCACGCATCCGCGAGATCAATGATGAAATCGAGCGGCGCGGCGCATTTACGCCGCCGTCCACCACCTTCACCGATGCGGTCAGCACCGGCGGCGGCGCCGCCGCCGCTGCGCACGTCGCGAAGAACGACGGCTTGTTCGACCGGCAGATCGCCGCCGCCGAGCGGCAGCTTCAGACTCTTGACCAGCAGGTCGCCGCGTTTGGCATGGTTGAAAGCGCGGCGGCCGCTTATCGCGTCGAGCAGGAGCTGCTGAGCGCGGCGCTGCAGGAATACGGCGTCGTGACCGAAAACTCCCGGTCGATCGCGCGGCTTTACGCCGACGATCTGCGCACCACGCTGGATCAGCTGGACGCCCTGACTCGCGCCCAGACGCAGCAGGCTGAGGAAGCGCGGCGCGCCGAACGCGACACCGCCAGCCTCGCCGACACGTTCACGCGCTTTGGCCAGTCGCTGGCGACCGGCGGCGACGCGCTGCGCGCAGTGATCGGCCTGTTGGGGGAGTTTGCCCAGCAGGCGCTCAGCGGCAACGGCCTGATCGGCGGCGGCGTCAACGCGGCGCTGGGGCAGGCGAGCGGCGGGCTGATCGGCGCGCTGTTCGCGCCTGCGGGAGGCGCTCCATCGTCGTCGCCGCTGCCAACGCCGCGCCCCCGCGCAGGCGCGGCTTTCGGCGCCGACTTCACGGTGGGCGGCGCGGGCGGCTTCGATAGCCGGATGCTGCGGCTGCCGGTCACGCCTGGCGAGCGGGTGACGGTCACGCCGCCCGGCGCGGCGCCGGGCGGCGGCTTTGATGAGCGCGTCATGGCGCGGGCGCTGGGCCGCGCCCAGCCGCCGCGCGGCTCGCGCTTTGAGCTCTCGCGCGCCTCTCTGGCGGCGGACCTCTCCGCCGTGCTCAACAGGGCGGGGCGGCTGGCGTGACGGTAATCCATGACGACGCGCTGTTTCCGCTGGCGCTGGGCCGCCCCAGCGCGGGTGGCGCGGCATGGTCGACCGAGGTCGCCGAGGCGTCCGACGGTTATACGTGGCGCACCGGCCTGTGGTCGCGGCCGCTGATGCGCTGGGATGTCGGCGTCAGCCTGCGCACGGCGGAGGACCTCGCGCTGCTGCGCGCCTTTCACCGACTGCGACGCGGGCGGCTCTACGGGTTCCGCATCGCCGACCCGCTCGATTTCTCGACCGCCGGGTGGTCGCGCCAGACGCCGCTGGCGCCCGCCGCCGCAGATCAGCCGCTTGTCTCGGTGGACGGCTCGGCCACGGTGTTCCAGTGCGTGATCCGCCATGCGCAAGGCGCCCATCTGCAGGACGAGCGGGTGACGCGGCCGCGCGCGGCGGGCTTTCTGGTGGCGCTCGACGGCGTCCCGGCCGTCTCTGGCTGGACGCTGGACCCGACCACCGGGCGGGTGACGTTTGACGCCGCGCCCGGCGCCGCCTCGCCCACCTGGGGCGGCTTTCGCGACTTTCCCGCCGTGTTCGCCGACGACAGGCTCGAGATCAGCCTCTCGCGCTTCAACGCGGGCGAGGCGCCGCAGGTTCTGATCGAAGAGGTCCGCGAGTGACTCCGCCCTATCCGATCTCGCCGTTTCCGTGGCTTGCCGCCTTTCCGGGCCGCTGGCTGCGCAGCGCCGCCGACCCTGTCGTGGCTTCCGGCGCGTGGCCGCCGTTCGCAGACACGGCGGCGGGCCATCGCGCCAGCGACGCCGATACCCGCGCGCGCATCGTCGGGCTGACCGGCGGCATGGTCGCGGAGGCGCTGCTGTGACCGCGCCTGACCCGCGTCTGCAGGCCCTGATCGCCTCCGGCTCGGCCACCCTTGCGCGCGCCTGGACCGTGACGCTGCGCGACGGACGGCGCGTCGGGTTCACCGATCACGACCGCGACCTGGTGGTGGACGGCGTAACGTGCCGCGCCGACACCGGCGCGGTCGGCTCGGCTGCTCGGCAGCGGCTTGGCCTCACCGTGGACCGGCTCGACCTGCGCGGCGCGCTCGACGGCGCGCAGGTGTCGGATACGGAAGTCGCAGCGGGGCTGTGGCGCGGCGCGGCGGTGGATATCTGGCTGGTGGGCTGGCGCCAGGCCGATGCCGACCCCGCCGCCGCCGACCCGTGGCGCATGGATCGCGCACTGGTCGGCGAGATCAGGCGGCGCGGCAAGGCCTGGGTGATGGAGCTGAGCCAGCGCACCGCGCTGCTGAACCAGCGCAAGGGCGACGTGATCTCGACCGGCTGCCCGCTGGTGCTTGGCGGCCCGGTGTGCGGCGTCGATCTCAGCCTGCCCGCGTTCCGCAGCGCAGTCGTGGTGACCGCCGTGCGCGACCGCCGCCGCCTTGCGGTCGCCGGTCTGGAGGCGCGGCCCGACACCTGGGCGGCGCGCGGCATGTTGGTGTTCGACGCTGCGCCCGGCGGCGGGGCCAACGCCGGACGCAGCATTGACATCGTGCGCCATCAGGGCGGCGAGATCGCGCTTGCCGATCCGCCGCCGTTCACGCCCTCGGCGGGCGACACGGGCGTGGTCACGGCAGGCTGCGCCCACACGCCCACGCACTGTCGCGACAAATTTGCGAACGGTGAGAATTTTGGCGGTGATCCGTTTGCGGTCACCGAGGGGGAGTTTCTGGCGTTGCCCGACGACAAGGCGCAGCTCGATGGCGGGAGCCTGCGGCGGTGAACACCGCACTCGCCGCCGCCCGTGACGCCGCGCTTGCCGAGGCGCGCCGCTGGATCGGCACGCCATATGTCCATCAGGCGAGCGCCATCGGCGCCGGGACCGACTGTCTGGGCCTGTTGCGCGGCGTATGGCGAGCGCTCTACGGGGCGGAGCCGCAGCGCGCGCCCGATTATCGCGCCGACTGGGCCGAACTGGAGGGCGGCGAGCAGCTCCGCGCCGCCCTGGACCGTTGGCTGATCGCTCGTGACCCCGTCGCCGCCCTTCCCGGCGACGTGCTGCTGTGGCGGATGCGGCGCGCCGGGCCGGCCAAGCACGCCGCCATCGTCAGCCGCAGCGCACCCGATCTGAGGGTCATCCACGCCTATTCCGGTCACGCCGTGGTCGAGACGCCACCGCCGCCCGCGCCGCCGGTCGCAGCCTTTGCGTGGCCGCCCCTGCCAAACGGGGCGGTCTGATGGGAACCGCGATCCTAGGCTCGGTCGGCGCCGCGGCTGGGGCGGCCGCGGGCACCGCCATCGGCGGGCCGATCTTCGGCGCCATCGCCGGGCAGGCGATCGGCGGCGCGCTGGGCGCCTTCGTCGGCTCCAAGATCGACCAAGCGCTGTTCGGCCCCGGCGACCAGCGCCGCACCGGCGTCGAACTGCGCCAATCCCAAAGTCTGAGCAGCGCCGAGGGAACGCCGATCCCGGAGATATGGGGCGCCATGCGGCTGATGGGCCGCCCGATCTGGGCCAGCCAATACACCAGGCGCAGCACGACCACGACGCAGCGCCAGGGCGGCTCGGGCGGCGGTCCAAAGGTGACCACAGAAACCAATACGTTTTCGCGCTCATGGGCGCTGAGCCTGTGCCGGGGGCCGATTGACGGCATCGGCCGCGTCTGGGTCAACGGTGTCGTCACCGACATCGCCGACTGGAATGTGCGCCTGCATCGCGGGACCGCCGACCAGGCGCCAGACCCGCTGATCGTGGCAATCGAGGGTTGGGCGCCCGCGCGGCGCGGCCGAGCCTATCTGGTGATTGAAGACCTCGAGCTGACCGAGTGGGGCAACCGCTCTCCGGCGATCGAGGTCGAGGTGTTTCGCACCCTGTCGCCGGAGGGTTCCGCCGAGGCGCTGACGCGCGCGGTCAACATCATCCCCAGCGCGGGCGAGTTTGTCTATGATCCGGAGCCGGTGACCGACATAGCCAGCGCCGGAGAAGCGCGGGCGCTTAACCGCCTCGGTCAGCGTGGCGTCAGCGACTGGGCAGTGTCGATCGACCGGCTGCAGCAGGTCGCGCCAAACCTGACCGGCGCGTCGCTGACGGTCGCGTGGTTCGGCGATGATCTGCGCGCAGGCGCCTGCACCTTGCGCCCCAAGGTCGATAACTTCGATAAGGTAACGCGGCCCTATGCGTGGCAGGCGGGCGGTTTGACGCGCGCGACGGCGACGCGCGTGACCCTGATCGACGACCGCCCGGCTTTCGGGGGGACACCGGCGGACCGCAGCGTGATCGCGGCGCTGCGCAACCTCAAGGCGCGCGGCCTGGCGCCGATGCTGTTTCCGTTCATCCTGATGGACATTGCGTCCGGATCTGGCCTGCCGGACCCATATGGCGCGCCCGAGCAGCCTGCGTATCCCTGGCGCGGTCGGATCACCTCGACAGCTGATCGCACGGCGGGGGTCGCCGCCGACATCGCGGCGTTCTTCGGCGCGGCTACGGCGGCGGATTTCGCAGTCCAGCCCGACGACACCATCAGCTATTCCGGCGACCCCGATGACTGGGGCTATCGTCGCTTCATCCTGCATCACGCGATGATCGCGAAAGCGGCCGGCGGGGTGGACACCCTGCTGATCGGGTCGGAGATGCGGGGAGTCACTCGGCTGCGCGACGCCACCGGCGCCTATCCGGCAGTCGCGGCTTTGGTCACCCTGCTCGAGGATGTCTCGGCCATCGGCGCCGTCGCCGACAATCTGGGCTACGCCGCCGACTGGTCCGAGGCGTCGCCGCACCAGCATCCGGAAACGCCGGGCGCGCTGGCGTTCCACCTTGACCCGCTGATCGCGCACCCGTCCGCCGCCTTCTTCGGCATTTCCAACTACATGCCTCTGACCGATGAACGCGAGGGTGAGGATCACCTCGACGCGCCGCTGCGCTGGGGCCCCTACGACAAGGCGCTGCTGCGCGCGCGCATCCGGGGCGGCGAGGGATACGACTGGTTCTACGCCTCGGACGCCGACCGCGCGGCGCAGCTGCGCACGCCGATCACCGACGGCGCCTATGGCGAGCCGTGGGTGTTCCGATTCAAGGATCTGTGGAACTGGTGGGCCAATGCGCACCATGACCGCCCAGGCGGCGTAAGGGCCGCGTCGCCGACCGCCTATGTGCCGCAGTCCAAAGCTCTCCGGTTCATCGAGCTGAACTTTCCCGCCATCGACAAGGCCGCGAACCAGCCGAACGTGTTCTTCGACCCCAAGTCCTCCGAGAGCTTCTTTCCGTATTTCTCGACCGGCGCCCGCGACGACGCCGCCCAGCGCGCGGCGCTCGAGGCCGTGCTTTCGTTCTGGGAGGACCCGGCGGAGAACCCCGCCTCGGCGCTCTATCCCGGACGCATGGTCGATACCGCGCGCACGCATCTATGGGCCTGGGACGCGCGGCCATGGCCGGAGTTTCCCGCCCTCGACGGCGTGTGGTCAGATGGCGAAAACCACCGGCTGGGCCACTGGCTCAACGGCCGACTCGGTAAACCCACGCTGGCGATGATCGTGGCCGAGGTGGCGGCTGCGCGCAGCATAGCCGTCGATGTCGAGCGCCTGATCGGCATGGTTGACGGGGCGCAGCGCGATGGCGTGATGAGCGACCGGGATTTTCTCGCGCCGCTGCTGGAGCTGCATCAGGCGGACATCTTCGACCGGGGCGACGCGCTGTGGGCGGGGTCGCGGGCCTTCGCCGAGCGGCTCGACATGGAGGAGGCATCGCTGATCGCGCCCGCGCGGGGCGAGCCGCCGGTCGAGACGGCGGATGCCGACGACCTTGACGCGCCGCGCCGCCTGCGCATCCAGCACTACGCCGCCGGATCGGACTATCGCCAGACGCTCACCCATGCGCCGGGCTGGACCGGCGCGGGCGGCGACTCGGTGGTGGATGTCGCCGCCGACGTGGTGATCACGACTGAGGAGGCGGAGGCCCGCGCGGGCGCCCTGCTCGCTGAACGGCGCGTCACCCGCGTCTCCGACCGCTTCGCCGCGCCGCCGACAATGCTGACGCTTCGGCCCGGCATGGTGGCGCGGATCGCCGGGGCCGCCGGAGTGAGCGGGCTGGGCGTGATCGAGACGCGCGCGCTCAGCGTCGGCTGGGAATGGGCGCGCCCGGTCGAGGCCGAACGCTGGGACCGCGCGGTCTATGCGGTGGGCGGCGGCATGACTGACGGGCGCTCCGCCCGCCTGCCTGCGCCGCCGCCGGCCGCCGCGCCTGTCCTGGTGGCGATGGACCTGCCGCGCCTCGACGCCGCCTATGTCGAGCACCTGCCATATTTCGCCGCCTATGCGCGGCCATGGTCGGGCGTGGCGGTATGGCGCGGGACCGGTGGCGCGCTGGCGCCCGACATGCTGATCGACAGCCCCAGCGTGATGGGGCTGCTCGACACCGCGCTGACGCCGCGCCCGCCGGACATTTGGGACGACGGCGCGTCGGCAGAGCTGACGCTGTTCGAGGGCGGGCTGGCCAGCGCGCCTGATCTGGCCGTGCTGAACGGCGCGAACGCATTGGCGATCGAAGCGCCGGACGGTGCGTGGGAGATCGTGCAATTCGCAAGCGCGACGCTGATCGCGCCGAACCGCTGGCGCATCGCCCGCCTGCTGCGCGGCCAGCGCGGCACCGAGGGCGCGATGACGCATGACGTGGGCGCACGGCTGGTGCTGCTGTCGTCGGCGCTGCGCCAGCCGGGCTATGGCGCCGAGTTTCGCACCGCCGCGTTTGACTACCGCTTCGGCCCCGCGACCCGGCCGGTGGACGGCGCATCATGGACCGGCTTTTCGGCGGCTTTCATGGGCGTTGGTCTGCGGCCGTTCGCGCCCGCGCACCTGAGCGTCGCGGCCACGGGTGGCGACCTCGAGGCCAGCTGGACGCGCCGCGCCCGCTGGGGCGGCGACCCATGGGACGCCAGCGAGATCGCCGCGCCCGATGGCCGCGTTTACGCGGTGCGCTGGCGCGCGTCGGGCGGCGCGCTGCTGCGTGCCGAAACCGTGACCGACGCCGAGGCCGCGATCTTCCTGGCTGCCGACGGCGCGCCTGCTTCGGGGTCTGTCGAGGTCGCGCAGATCGGCTCGGTCTGGGGCGAAGGCCCCGCTGCAACGACAAATTTCTGAAGGAGCTGCAATGACCGCGTCGGCAAACCTGGGACTGATCCTGCTCGAAGAGGCGCAGGCGCAGAAGCACGTCACCGTCAACGCGGCGCTGGCGCGGCTGGATGCGCTGGCGCATCTGCGCCTGCAGAGCGTTAGCGTCGCCGATCCGCCCGCTGCGCC